GTCTTACGGCCCCTAGCCAAATTTTTAACAATGGGGGGCTATATTTCCACCGTTTTGACTCTTCCAAACTCATCAACCCTGTACCGTCTGCCGTTGCTGTGCATCAATGCATGATGGTCTCGGCATAACAGAATAAGATTGTTTGGATTCAATGTAATGTTCGGGTCATATATGTTGCTCGGTGTGATGTGTATTTTATGGTGTACGATGACACCTGGCTTATACACTCCACTCTTTAGACATTCCTCACACAGTCCGCCTACAGACTTTACATAGGCTTTCCGGCAATCCTGCCATGCTTTGGATTTATAAAACCCTTTGGCGTAGTCTTTCATCAGTACTGCTTGGTAATAAACCACATGGCATTGCAGCAGTACTTTAATGTTTCCGGGTCATGGTAGCCCGTATTTCTTCCTGCCGGGTCCCTGACATATATCTTTCCTGTCTTAGGATCGTAATCAGTAATAGCCAGGAAGTGACCTCCAGAAGTCCACTTGTTAGACTGTCCGCCATTCTTTGTACCAACAGCCAACACGATGAGCCAACAAGGAAAGTCTCTTGTCAGCTTTGTCATTTCAAAGACAAGTTTCCACTCGGTGTTACCTGTATGCTCTGGTGTGGCATAGAGTGACTGCATGCCGTATCTTTTGAGTGCTGCAGTGATTCCCTGTCTTGTCGTTCCAGCTGAAGACATATAGCCGTTGTTGATAAGATACCTTGCCACATCTGCAGGGCTTATATCCTTGTCAACGTTGTAGGCGATATCAGCCACCGCTGTCGGACCGCACCCGGATGCAGCCATTGAAACACCTTTAACAGTTCCATAGTTAGCCTGTAAGAAAGTATTGCTCATTTGCTCACCCCGTGCTTTACTCTGTCACGTTCCTCTGCTTTCTTAGCATCATTGAACCTGTCTATAGTTCCGACAAGATATCCTGTGATACGGCGTATGCGCTCAAACTTCACACCTTCGCCAACCATGCCATTATGTGGTTTCGGGTCAACTGCCATCTTCTACACCTCCAAACAGAAAAGGCAACAAGATAATCCTGTTGCCCATTCTTTCACAATATCATTTTACTTCAACAAAAGTCGCATTTAGTCGCATCTTTTTTATGATCCTAAACACCTGTGACCTCGAATATCCGATGCAGTAAGCTATCCTGTTGACACTCATCCTGTGGATGTAGTAGCAGACATATATCTTATCTTCGATATGCCTGGACTGCATGAGTTCCTTTCTCTTGAGCGACAGAAGATACTGCCTTTCTTCAACCGACTTCTTAGCCACATCAATCAGCCTGTCGATGTCCGCCACCTTTGCAAGGATGTCCGTCACATGGTCACTTGGTGAGGTCTGCACCTTGTCCCTGTCATATCTTATCGCAGACGGTCCCAGCCTTGTCTCTAGTTCCTCACGCTTATCAAGCAGTGATTCCAGACGGCCCTGTGTGCGCTCATATTCGGCCTGTAGCCGTTGGTAATCCATCCAGACCATGATTTTACCTACCCGTTGACCCAAAGCCATTATCGCCACGTTTACCGCCGTTCAGCTTGTCCACGATCTGCACCGGCTCATATCTGCAGGGCAGGACAACAAGCTGACTTATCTTGTCACCGGTTGCAACAAAGTAGTCAAGGTCACTGTTGTTGATGAGTGTTACCATGATTTCACCTGTGTAACCTTCATCAATCAAGCCTGTGGATGATATCCCATGCTGTGACAAGAGGCCAGACTTGCTCACGATCAGACCGCAAGTCCTTGGTGGTAACTCCACATGTACCCCGGTCGGGAAAGTCCTGCAGCCGTGTGCCGGAACATATCCGCCAATGTAGGCATACAGGTCAAGTCCTGCATCCGTGTCATGCGCTCTTGTCGGCTTACAGGCTCCAACATCAAGTTTTATCTTCAACGGTATCACCTTCTTTCCTTGATTCTGATATTTCCGTAAACATCTTTCTGCAGCAGCTGAAGCAGATCATAGCCCGTTTCTTTCTTTATCTGGGTAATGATTGCCATAAAGTCAAACTTTTCCATTGGTGTTAATGCCTTGTCGTTAAGGTCTTCACAAACACATTCATATTTGTTCATGAAGTTGTCAGCCAGTCTTTTGATTCGATCGTATCCAAAACCAAATTCATCTCTTAACGACATGATAAGTATTGCAAGTGTGCTGACCATGGTAACATTCATTGTTGATATCTTTTCAGCGTTGCACTGGATTTGGAATTGTTCATGATTCAGCATGTATGATTTATCTTTCTTTGCTTCGGCTTTCTGCTGCCTTCTACGCTCTGCCCTGTTCATGTGTCACCTTCTCTCTGATTCCATTTGTCAACAACGTATTCTCTTGTTGCCTTCATTGAATTTTCGCCGTAATCAAAACACATGTGTTCCGCCACCTCGGCTCTACAATGGAAACATCGAACAATCCATGTACAGTCAGAATCGTTATACGCAACGTAAGCCTCACCACCGCAGAACGGACACGGTTTTAATTCTGTCATTCCTCATCACCGTCCTTATCGCAACGCATAACTCCGCAGATATTGTTAACATTAAAGATAGCCTTATATCTAAGTTTACTGCTAAATTTAACTATCGCCCGGCTTTCAATCCAGTCAACCTCATCCGCCCAAACATGGGCTGTTTCTCCATTAGTCAAAAACACCATGTAGTGCTTCATTCCTCATCACCCCCTGCTAATGCTCCTGCGATCACAACAGCTAATGATATGACTTGTGCATCTGGTGACATTACTACACCTTTAGATATAAAATAAGCACAGAATAATGTCCATATAGCCGCCGCTATGAATGCTTTCAAGAAGCTCATTCATTCATCCTTTCATATCTTCCGCACCATTCTTGAGCAGGACATTCGCCTTCTTCACATTCCGGATACCATACCTCGCTACTGCATTCGAAATTCGCATATCGAACCATGGCAACTCTGTCGTCATCGTTTAACCAGTTCATTTCAGGCTTGCCCCTATAAAATCTGTCAAGGGCAGGGCATCTATTTACACGTATCTCAGTAAAATCGTAATCATCAAACGTTTCACTGTTTGCCGCATAAGCCTTTGCCCGACCTGCTGTTTCTGCGAAGACTACAATGCTATACCCACTGTCTCCGTTGCGGTCAGATGCCGTATATGCTTTCATTCCTCATCACCTTCCTTAAATGGTTCTTGCCCTGTAATGCGGGCAACTGGTGCAGAGAAGTTTTCCCTCTTCTATGCACTTATCGAACAAGCATCCTGGCGGCGTCTCGCGGCTGCTCTTCCTTGGTGCCGGAAAAAGGTCAGACAGCGTCATCGGCCTCGGGTACGACAATGCCACCAGTTTGTTTATAATCCGTTCATATTCTTTCGCTTCTCCGAATCTCCTCTGATTGCAAAGTTCTTCCTTGATCGCTGACAGATGTATTCTGACGGTTTCAAGGTCATCATCAGTCAAATGTTCGGGCCACGGTTCAATCGGGCAGAAATCTGCTCGTTTCTGTTTGTAATCCCTTGAGAAGTCATCTGCAACAGGTTCATAGCCATTAAGTCTGCAGCATACTGTTTGATGATAATTTGACCATTTCGCAAACCAGCACTCATCGCAATTTCTTGGCAAATCCAAGTTCGTAATAACTACACTCAAACGCTCTCCTTTCTGCAAATCACATGCCCCGTCTGTATCAATTTCATTATTGTCGAATACCAGGCCAATGCTCCATCCATATCTCCAGGTGAAAGCTCAAGCGCTACATCATCCGGTGAAAGCTCTGTGTATTTTGGAGATGCAGATGACAAACGCTCCAGATAGTCCCCTATTCGCATTGAAAGCTTCGTTGCATCCGTTTCTCCAAGCGATAGCCTCTTGACCGCATCAATCGCCGCCTGCCTGCTAATCATATCGTTTGACTTGCGTTCGATTTCGCACGTATTTTCGCACGCATGCGTTTCCGTGCGTTCTTCCGTGCGTTTTTCTGGCTGTGCGGATGGCAGCTGCTCAATCCGCTGATACTCTGGCATCTCGTCAGCCGTGTGAACATCACCATGAGAATCTATCCAGTCATGGAAACAGGATAAGGCATCTTCTCTGTGGATAAGGTCATTTTCGTGACCGCACGAAGATGATACCTTTTTGCTGACTTCAGCATTATGGTTACAATTTGTCACTTTATTTTCATTGGCAAGGTCATTTATAGTTACAGTTGGCTGTCTCCTCTCATATCGTCCACATGACTCATCGGAAAACTTGCCCAGATGATGGTACATATCACTGTGCGAACAAAATAGCCCCCAGTCTCCACCACCGTGGTAATATTTGCAGTTGTAGCAAATGTCATATTCAGACAAGTCTCGGTTATAGCAATTACACTCACTTTCCGCGTTTGCATTCATGACTCGACGTGTCAAGGAACATGTGCAGCACTCTATTCCTGCAATCTCATAACCGATGTTCTGTGCATACTTGCAATCTTTACACTTACTCATTCTTCCTGCCTTTCTGCAAAACTGCAATAATCATTATCGTTCCATATCCCATCACGATTGTCACAATAATCAATCGGATGATGATGTTTGCAGTCCTTGCATCTTACCAACGTTCTGGCCTTCCATGTATACATCTCAGCTTCGATCTCTTTGCAGTGATTGCTCCAACCTTTGTTGATTCTCCAGGCAACCACCGCCCAGACCACATTACTAATTATTGCAAGCACAATGAAATACATTATTTTCTCACTTTCTTTCTGATATCCCGGCTGTATGTGCCACCGCCTTTTTTAGAAATCGCCATCTTGTGCTGTAAGCTCTTGAGGGCACTGGTCACCTCAAGTTCTTCCAGGCATTTCTTTTTCTGTGCTTCGATCTTGGCCCGATATCCAAGATACTTCTCACAGTCAGAATGGCAAAGGTCATGGCGTTCCTCACATCCTCTGCAAGGTGGCTGAATGGATGATAAAGGTCTATTCCATGTCATTCGCCAACAACCGCCTTTTCAAAAGTTTCTGCAACCTTTTCGTAGCTGGCATATGAAAGAACGCAGTCCCCGCCTCCAAGAAAGTTAATGCAGGCTTTCCCATCCCTCAACTTTTCAACAAAGGTCACATTGTCAACATTTACAAGTGTATCCATGCCCATGCTGTTGCACATCTCAATCCATACCATCTTTCCACCCCTCTTCAAAGTCCTCTGCAATATCCCAGATTGCCCCACCGATGACAGATATTACCGCCCCGGCTGCGATTGGGAGTAGAATGATTAACAGCGAAACGAATAAGTATCTCATCCTGTAACCGCCTCCCTCATTCGCTCAATGTATCCCTTGATATCTTCTACAACCTCAACAGGCTCACTTTCCTCCGGCTCTGGCAACCCCTTCCACTTGTAAGCCTTTGACTCGATCTGCGCTCTGACATCCGGGGTAAGTCTCCTAGTGTCCTTTCTGCGCTGTTTAACCTGCCCAAATGCCTTCAGAAAGTTACTGTGAATAACTTGTAGGGCATTACCATTGATGTCGGATACGGCCCATTCCCGAAGCTGTGACGGGTCATGCAGCGTTTCCTGTATATCTTCGGGTAACTTGGCAAACTCCTCTTCGGCGTTATAGGCAGAATTGCAGATTGCCCTGTATACAAGATTCCAGGCTTCACCGTCATCAATATCGCCGTTCTGGATGCTGTCAAGCCTTGCCAAGAGTTGCCCGATATTAGGTGCAAACTGGCTGTCAGATGTCCTTACAAAGGCTTTCAGAGCCTCAACCATGCTTTCATAGCTTACATCCGGCAGCATTGCAGCCCATGCGTTAAGTGTTGCGCTCTTATCCTTCGGGTTATAGTTCGGATAATAAACGCTGATAAGTTCAAGCAGTTTCTTAGTTTCCTCTCTGTTCATGCGTTCTCCCATTCGTCAATAATTGACTTTGTTTTCTGTTCCTCTTTCTTCAGTGCATAGACCGTCTGCCAGCAATGCTCTACAGACTGAAGTAATATCAAAGATTGTGTGTGCGGATCAGCTGCAAGGCCGTCCAGTTTATTGAGGACAATCTTCAAGGCTCTTTCAGTCAATGGCTTTTTGATCTCTTTTCGCATTTTGATAAAATCGTTTAATGCTTCTTTAAGTTCTGGGTCTGAAACACCATCAACCAAGGCCTTTAGGCCGTCCTTTTTAGCCTTACCTATCCTAACCTTACCTTTACTTACCTTACCTAACCTTACCTCTGGTTCCAGTTGGGTTCCAGTTGGGTTCCAGTTGGGTTCCAGTTGGGTTCCAGACCCCTCACAGTATTCACCGTTTTCCTTCAAAACCAGTGTTGACAGTTCGTCAATGTAGTCGGTTTCATGGTACCTGTCAGACTTGATAAGGTTGTGCATCCGCCAGTGTTTAATGACTATCACACCGTTGTCAAATGGAATGATAAAGCGGTTGGTCACCAACAGATTGAAATCATTGCTGTCGGCGTGTGCATTAAACATCGCATGCCTTATCTTGTTGCTGAAGCCGTCATCATCCGCACTCATGCAGAGATGGAAATACAAAGCCTGTGTTGTCGGCGGTAAGGCTGTAAAGGCATCACCGTCTGTTATCTTCCTGGTAAACATTCTTCTTTCAGCCGTATTTATTCCCCCTCTTGATATGCAGGGTAACTGAATAGTCACCCTTTACAAACTCATCTGTAAACCCTGTTACATGCTTCCTGTTGTCATCCGGCAGCTTTCCGGCCTTCACAAGGGCATCCAGAATAAACTTTTTTGCAAAGCAGATATTGTCAAAGTCCCTTCTGCCCTTGTCCGACCAGACAAATCGGATCGTTACCGGGTCTTTCAGCACTGGCAACCTGGCTATGAATGGCATTATCATGGCCTCTGCCTGTTTCTTCATCTTGGCCCCGGCGTAAGCGTTGCCCCGGCATGCAGCAGTGTATTCATTCAGCCCAGGCAGCTTAACCGGGATTTTACAAATAATTTCGCCCGAAGATTTCAATGAAACCCTCTCCATATCTCTCTTCCCATCTCCTTTGACATTCTTCCTTCAGTTCACGGTCAAGCTGCTTGTTGAAGTGAACACCATCTTTTGACATGTTATGATGTCGGGGGCAAAGGTACACCCAACACCCCCAACTTTCAGACAGCCTTCTGTTTGCGGTTCCGTACATTATGTGATGCTTGTGAACATGTGGAGAACCGCAAAGCCAACAAACTTTTTCATCACTGAATAACGATTTCATTTCCACATCTCTTTCAAATGCTGTATCTGCTGCGGTGTCATGGTTTCAATATCAAGGGCTTTCGCTTCGGAAACAATACCGTCAATCAATATAGCCATCTCCCTGGTATCAAACTCCGATGAGCCTTTAAAACACCGATAGTGTATAAAATCCTTGCCCTGTAAATGAACCGTTCCTATCGGCTCATAATACTTGACATAGTCCCCGATCGGGACCGTTGACACCACGCTTATAACTTCGCTTTGCCCGTACCTTTTGAGCATCTTCAGATAGATTTCTTCCTTTGATGCTCTCAAGGCATCCGCAATTTCTCCAATCAAGACCCAGGCATAAGCATTTGCATTTAATGACCGCTTTTTTCGCTTTTCCTTGATTTCGAAAAACTTGTCCCGGTCTTGATTAAAGAGCCATTTGATTATATCTTCTGGTTTTCCGATCATGAGAATGGCAGTTCCTCTTCCAGTGACTCTGGCATATTAACCCAACCATCAGCAACCTTCTCCGGCGTGGTCTGTGGGGCTTCTGGTTCCTGCTTCTTCTCGGTGAATTCCTGGGATTCAACAACAACATCAGTTGTATAGACCTTCTGGCCCTCTCTGTTGGTATATGACCCGGTCTGAATCCTTCCAGTAATCAGAATCTGCATGCCTTTCTTCAGAAACTTTTCAGCAAATTCGCCGGATTTCCCAAAAGCCACACAGTTGAAAAAGTCTGCTTCTGGTTCGCCGTCACGCTTAAAGCTTCGGTTGACTGCCAGTGAATACCGGGCGATACAGGTTGATTTTTCGCCAGTTGTATATCTGATTTCGGGGTCTCTGGTGAGTCTGCCCATGAGAAAAATTTTATTGATAGGTCAACACTCCTTTCTATTTGCTGCAATCCTTCTTGACTGCATCCCAATGATTGTTAATATTGCTGTACAAAGCGCATTTCATGCCCTCTAAGGCATCCAAACCAATCCGCTGTAGAAGTTTACCTTCATCAATCCCATCGGTTTTCATGCGGTTTCTAAGGGCCACAAGCATGAAGTCAGTTATTGTCTCGTTTCCGGCTTTGTCATACTCGGCCTGTTGTTTCTGCTCCGGCGTTCTGGGTTCTCCCATCTGGAAGACAATGCCCTTTCTGCCTCGGATCACTAAACGGCTGATAATATCGCCGTCATAGTCGATTTCCTCAACGGTGAATCTGTCATAGGTGGTATATTTGCCGTTTTTCTCGGTAATGTCGGTACGCCCTGCCGGAATCCAGATAAATGGGGCGGTGTAGAGTTCCCTCCCGATACCGGCATTGAAGCAAGCACGTTTGAAGCTGTCGGATGCCTGGCCCTTCTCTTTCTCTGTGTATGATTCCGTGCCGACATCCTGTTTTGAAATCCACTGCTTTTTATCATCATCCCAGATTGACACAGTGCAATAGAGTCTGTCCCCAATCATCTGGTGGCTTCTCTGCCAATTTGATGGGCCTACAGTCTCATCTAATAAGGCCATGTCAACTCTGGCATCTTTAAAAAGCAGCAAAGACAGCCCTTTTGCATTGATCGTTGACACCCGGCAATCAATCTCATTCGCTCTCAGTTTCCGAAACTTCATCGCTATCCCTCCTTCCAAGAATCATGTCAACAAGGGCATCCTTTGACATCTGCAGATATTCCTCACGCTCAAGGCCGTCAAGGGCCGTCATAACACACCACTCAACAAACCTTGTACGGTTCTGCCCTGTCTTGATACAGTGCGCTGTAAGCCTTTCTGCAACCTCTGAAGACAGATGCGGAGCAAAACCGCCATCTTTCGCCCTTGTAATTCTGCAAGCTGTTTCATTTCTTGTTTTCATTGTTATCCCCTTTCAACAAACTTGGTGTTTTCCTTCACGCAGTCTGGACAAATCCAGTCATCCAGATATAAGGCATATTCATCTTGAATGTGATTTCCACAGATAGAGCATACAGGCCGACTTTCAAGCCATCTTTCCGCTTCCCGATCGTGTTCTAAGAAGTCAATATTTGGGTCACTGCTATACACTGAGGCCACCCCCTTCAAAGACATCATCAAAAGTCAGCTGAAGCCCTTCTTTTGTCGATGCTTTCAACATCCGTTTGCGCTCTTTTTCCTCTTCAAACTTCTTTGCTTTGAATTCGTTGTATTTCTGCCTGTAGAGGTATGACCTTCCGAAGATGGCCCAAGCTGCCTTTTTAATATTTGGCTCATATTCGCCAATGATTTCTAAGTCATCAACAGCCCTGTATGAGATGGGGCAACCGCAGCACCCGGTTCTTTTAAGGCCATAAACCTCATAAGCGTCTGAATACCTAACACCGTAATATTCTTTATACCAAGCCTTATCTTTGTCTGATACGTAGTACAGCGGTCTCAGTCTGAAATGATGGTCAGCGGTCTCTGTAAAGCACAGGGCCGTGTTGTCTTGCCTTGGTACAGATCGCATACCGCCCTCATCACGCCTCTCACCAGTTATGACCATTTCATAATCCTTCTGCACACTGTGAGCCAACTGCTTTTTACAATAGTCACAGCACTTTGCAGAAATCTTGAAATCTGGCGGATACTCCTTGATGAAGTCATACATATATTTCGACGAGTTGATGACTAGCTGAATATTTGGCCTTGGTTCTCCGTCTTTGTTGCAGCAGCAAAGAAAATTTATGGTGCTTTCACATTTCGGATAACGCTCCCTTAATTCCTGGCGTTTGGATGCTTTGTCTTCGGCATTGTCATACTCCTCCTTGATCGAAAGCGGTATATTTTTCTTTTGCCACCCTTCAAGCCCACCAGACATGATTTTTGAGACAAACGGAACACCACACTTTCTTGTAGACTGTACAATGTTGACCTTGGGCCGACATTCTCTGATTTCAACACCATACTTTTTTGAAACCTCTTTTACATGGTCTTTCGTTGCCTTCATTTCAAGGCCAGTGTTGAAGAATACATAATCAACCTTCGGGAGTGATGGGATGATTTCACGACACCTCTCTATCAGATCAATCATAATGTCACTGTCAGCACCGCCAGAATATGAACATATAGCCTTCGGGTGCTGTCTGAGTCTGGTCATGATAATGCCCATTATCGCTTGAAACTTTTCTGGCGAATCAAAATCTGCATAATCTGGCCTATCTGTATAGACTCTGCTATGAAACCCCTCTGTTTTATTCATCTTTCCCCTTTCTGGGCATCCCAAGCACTGCCCGAAGCTTTTTGCAGCTAATGCTGCTATACCCTTCAACATCTTCATCCTCAATCAGCCTTTTGACAATCGACAGCCTTGTCATGGCTTCGATATATTCATCGTATTCGGTTCTTTCAACTTCAATCATGTTTTATTCCCCTTTCATTTTGTTGTCCGCATTTGCCAGAAAGATAGCCATGGCAAAGCAGAAGCAAGTTGTTAAAAAAATCCTGTATGGGTGGTCACGCATCACGAAGATGCCACCGGTAAAGAAGCACCCAGCGCACCAAAAGCCCCAGAAAAACAAATCAGTCAGTCTTTCTAAAAATCTAATTAGCACCTTTGACCCTCCGTCCCATCTTGTAATTAGCAACGACCTGCTTATAGATCATTGGCCCGTCTGCATCACAAAGCTGTATGAACCATTGTGAATAAAAGAAACCTTTGATATCTGCTATGGTCTTTTCAGCTTCTCTGATATGATTGCATCTCATTACAGTCCGGCTCATCCATGCTTGTCTGTCTCTGTAACGTTCAAGTTTCTTTCGGAGCAACAGAAGGGCCTCAAGGTCATGGCAGCATTTGATGCTGTAGGCGATATTGACGCACTGACCACTAAGCCAATCATAGTATTTGGTATAGATTTTCATGTTTTCTGGTCTACGTCCGTGCTTTATCAGCCATTTCTTTTCTTTCTCGATTCTTTTTCGAGCGTCATAATCATCGGCAACAGCTTGTTTGACGATGGCTGCAGCAAGTTCGCCCCATGGATCAGAGCCAGTTCTTACAGCCCCAACCTTTTGACCCTTGGCTGCCCCCGTCTTCTGAATAATGTTAGTGTTATTCATTGTCCCTTTCCTTCAGTTCTACTTTGACCTGTCCCCCGGTCCGCCAGGACAGGATAAGGGCCAAAGCAAGTTTGATAGCTTCTTTGTTCATTTCTGCGTCCTCATTTTGTGGACTCATTTGGCAATAAAAAATCATCCACAGAGAAACCTGTAACCGCAGAATATGCATATACGTACAACATTCTTGTCGGGTATTCCCCTGTTTCAAACTTTGCCACCGTAGTCCTGTCAATGCCAAGTTTTTCAGCCATTTCAGCCTGTGACAGACCACTGTTGACTCTGGCAGCTTTCAAAGTAATTTTTGCCATCTGTTCACCTCCGTATTCATTTTTTTGTGCCTTGCACTGTTGCTATTATAGTCCTCGTTTTGTGGTCTGTCAATACTGAATGTGGAATTTTTCAAATTTATGTGTTATAGTCAAGATAAGGATAAGAAAGGAGATGTTGACATGCTGACCAACGATGAATACGCAAAGATAGTAGCAAAGAACCTTAGAAGGATAATGTTTGAACGCGATAAAACGCAGGCCGACATTGTCAACGCTCTGGGATATAGTAAACAAGCAGTGTCCGCATGGATGAACGGCACCAGAACGCCAAAGATGGATAAGATAGATGCCCTCTGCCAATATCTCAACTGTAAGCGGTCCGACATTATGGAACCGCCCGGACAGAAAAGAGAGACCAGGGAAATAACCGATGACCAAGCTGAATTAATCCGCTTGACCATGAAGGCAAGCCCCGACAATGTCGCTCTGGCACTGGCCTTGCTGCGGAAACTGGAAGGG